GATGCGCAGGTTCGTCGGGCTCGGGAGCTGCCGCTGGTAGCGGAAGTACTCCTTCTTGAAGTACATGCCCTCGTCAGGCACTGGGTTCTGCTGGTACAGCGCCGACCAGATGCGGGGCTGGAGGTTGGCGCGGATGCGCTTCAGTGCCTCGGTCGGGTAGCGGTCCTCGTGGAGGCAGAAATCCTTCGGGCGCAGCAGCGTGAGGTGGGGCTGGTCGTCGATCGGCTCGTCGGTCCGGATGATTGGCCCCGGGTTGCTGGGGTCCACGTCGTCGCGGTACTCGTAGTGGGTGCTCAGAGCCGGGTACTTGATGATCTCGAAGTTGTCGATGCCCTCCGGCGCGCCCTCCTTGCCGATGAGCGCCATCATCTGCTGCAGCCGACCGGCCAGATCGTCGTCGTTCCACCACGTCTGAATCACCAGCACACCGCCGCCGGGGGCGAGACGCGTATACGCCGTTGACTGGTACCAATCCCACAACTTCTCGCGCACTAGGGCCGAGTCGGCTTCCTCTTGGTCTTTGATTGGGTCGTCGACGATGAGGATGTGGGCGCCTTTACCGGTAATACCACCTCCACGGCCAGCCGCCGTAAATCCGCCCCCTTGAGTGGTGTTCCACTTCTCGACGGACTGGGAGTCGGGGTCGAGCTGTGCGTCAGGAAAGATGGCTTGATACTGCGGGTCACGAAACACCTCCCGAACCTTACGGCTGAAGCCCATCGGCAAATCTAGGTTGTACCCCACGTTGATCAACTCGTGGTGGGGGTGCTGGCCAAGGTGCCAAGCGGGGAAACGGATGGATGCCAGCTCCGATTTGCCGTGTCGAGGGGGCATCAGCAGCATGAGGCGGGGGCTTTTGCCTTCGGCAACTTCCCTGCTGAACCGCTCAAGGCGCCTACAGATGTCGTCATGCACCCAACCGGCCGAATAGCGCGGGTGAGTGAGCTTGGTGAAGTGCAAAAGGCGGCGCCGTGCCAGAACACGATCCGCGAGGAGCTTCGCAGCGGCGGGATTAAGCTTCGGATTGGTCATCTGCTATCACTTTCACTTCGCCTTCGAGCACGTTGGGGTCTCCCTCGGCCAGTTTCAGCAGTTCCTCGTCCGACATGGCGTTCAAACGCTGGATCAGTACCTGACCTTGCACCGAAACCTCGATTTTGGCCTTCGTCGGCTCGTAGAAACCGCACATTTTGCCCACTTCACGCCACCCGGCGATCATTGTGAGCGGGTCGGCCTTGATTTTGGCCATCTCGATCGACTCAAGGAAGCCGTCGATCACCCGTTTTTTGGTCACCTGACTCGCTGCTGCGTACTCAGCGCGACGTTCTGCGATGGCACGCTCGATTTTCGGGTGCTTCATCATCTCCATGGCGGATGTGCCGGGATGGGCGAAGCCAGCAGCGCGCGCCGCAGCGGTTTGCGTCATCTGGTGGTCCACGAAATTGACCACAAACCGCCGCTGCATCTCTGTAAGCGGGGCGTCGGGGTTCAGAACGCCGTTTTTGGCGCTCTCGCGGCGGCTCGGGAGGTTTTCCGGCGCCTGTGAGACGTTGGAGCGAGATTTTTTCACCATTTGATATCAATTGTAGCTGCTCAGAAAATTTTGCCGCAATTTTTTGGAAATCGGAATGAAATGCGAGGGGTGGGGTGCTTCGGATCGTGTTCGCATTCTGGCGAAAAACGTACACGTTGGGTGCGACGTGTCCATTTTTCTCGGAAATTTAGACACGACGTGGCTAGGTGGCTAGGTTCCACGTGGAACATGGGCGAGTGGCCCATGTCAGCGAGTGACACCCCTCCCCCCGTCGCCCCGCAGGCGGGGGGCCACTTCGGATTCGGTTTCCCAGCTCCTAAAAAGGAGTCTCTTAGCCCCCGGTACCGAGTACGAAGTTCAAAAATTCCAAATACCACGTGCTTCGCACGTATACCCGTGTTTGATGAGCAATCTCGCTCGCAACACATTCAACGGAGTTCAACATGTCCAAGATGACCAAGGCCCAGCTCGTCGACGAGAACATCGCCCTGCGCCACAACCTCAGCCTGCTTGAGGCGAAGATCGCTCGCCTCGAGGCTGAGCACAAGGAGTTCAACGGCTACGCGCCCGTGCGTACCACGCATGCGGAGTGCGTCGTGTCCACATACACCAAGCGCGATGGCTCACGCTGGAACAAGGTGCGCATTGGCCACAACCTGTTCGCCCATCGCCCGGCATGAATACCGCGTGCTTCGCACGCAAGCCCGTTTCTTGTGAGCTTGACCAGTGCTCGGAACTGGTCGCAACTGTCAACTTTCCAACCAATTTAGGAGTTCAACATGTCCAACAAAGCTTTCGCCCTCGCCGCTTTCAACACCGCCGTCGTTGTCACCAATGCTGCACATGCCACCAAGCGTGGTGTTGTGAAGGCCGCTGAATTCACGACCGAGCACGCTGTTGCCGGTGCCACCGCTTCGAAGGAAGCTGGTGTCGCGTTCTGGGCTGGTATGAAGTACGCCCACAACTACAACAAGGCCACTGGCTCGGCAGCCTCGCGCCTCACCCCTGAGGACATCGCACCTCGTAAGTCGTGCGTAATCCTCGCCGCCTAATTCAACTGGAGATCGACATGTCCGTGCTGATCTTCACGCTCTGCGCAATCATCGGCACGGTCGTCCATGTCCGTGTCGTCCGTCCCATTTTCTTCAAGGAGTAATCATCATGTTCGCATCCATCATCACCTTCGCCAAGAACGCTGTCACCAAGTACAAGGCACAACGTGTCAAGGACGTCGTCACTCAGTACGTCGGTCTCGTCGACGCACAGGTCGTCGTGGCTATGCCCGTCGCGTTGGGGTTCTACCGCAACTCGGCCCACATCATCGTCGACAAGACGTTCGAGAACCCCGAGCCTGCGCTCAAGCTCATCGAGGCTTTGGACGCAGTGGCTAAGCACTACGGCCCGGCACTCAAGACGGAGTTCAAAGCGCTCAATGATGAGCTCGATGAACGAGGTGCGTCGCCGGTCATCACCAAACGCATCGAGGCGTTGGTCGCTGCTGTTGAAGCACTGACCAACGATGCGCAATGATCATCGAATCTGGCGTAATAATCTTCTTCGGAATGCTGTTGCTTGGAATTAAGTTGCCAAGACGCATTTCGTTGAAGTTGCTCGGGCACCCATTGGCCTTGGATCTCGGTGTCTCCGTGTTGGCGTACATAATGCACTATGGAACGTTCTCCGGGATCATGGCTGCGGCTGTCGCTGGCCTGATGTGCTCAGGCTTCACAAGCTGCGCGCGTTACGCGTTCGGCTACATCAAAGACAAGCGCTATCACAAAGGACGCATCTGGCAGCTCAAGCTGACGGATGACGAATTGCGATAACGTGCTTCGCACGTGAGCCCGATTGGTGTGAGCCGATTGGGCTTTTTTCATTTTGGAGGTTGTATGCCTGTAGTTCTCCCAGTGACCGGTCCGTACACAGCAAAGGATCAGCGCAAAGCAAATGCCGCGAACAAGTTCATTGGTCGTGGCAGCGCACGTAGTTCAACCAACGCATATGCAATTGCGTTCGGTGCTGCTGCAAATTGCGGTGAATACACATGCGACGACGTTGTGTTTGTCAGCGCAGAAGGTGCACGCAACGGTCGGCTCGATCCGGACTTTGATGAACTGAAGCGTGCATGTGATGCAAACGCTAGGTTCATCACTGACGACGCTGCCAATCGCTCCCGTGCGTACAACATAGGCGAGCGACAAGTAAGTGAGTTCCTGCGCAGTCAGGGATATCGCGAGTCTCGCCCATGCATTTGGAGCAAAAAATAATCTGTAGTCGTGCTTCGCACGTGAGCCCGATTGGTGTGAGTCAATTGGGCTTTTTTCATTTTGGAGTTGTGATGATCACTGTTGTATTCACCGACAAAGACGACCTGCTGGAGTTCCTCAACGAGGAGCAAACAGAGTCGCCCGAAGACTTCCTCGTTCGTATGGAAGACGCCCTCGAGCAGGGACTACTCACCGAAGACGAGGTGATTCTGCTGATGAAGGATTTCATCCGCTGCAAGTGATGCCCACTGCAAGCCCCGCGTGTCGGGGCTTGCGGGGTACATCACCCAACCGTTTGTGTGTCGGCTACACACTGCAACTAACCAACTGGAGTTTGTTATGAAGACCATTTTCGACATCGTCAACGACCTCGACAACGCAGCCAAGGTTCCCGCTCTGCGCACGATCGTCCACAGCGCGATGGCTAAGTGCATCGGCGCCATCCGGCAGGACATCCGCGAGCGTGTGAACAAGCAACGCGACGAACAGCTGGACGAAACTCGCACCGTGCTTGCACTCGATCAACGCAATGAGCGCGATGAAAACGAACGCAGCGTGGAGGAGATCGCGCGCGCACTGGGCTTCGGTGAAACGATGCCCGCCCTGCGCCAAGCGAGCATTCTCCACGCTGTGTATGACTGGGCCAATGTCGAGCTCAACACGATCATCACCAGCAAGTGGGATGCACCGCTGACGCTCGACGGCATGCTCAAGTTCATGACCGAGAAAGCACAGCCGCTGGACGAATCGCTGGTCAAGGCTCTGGCTGATGCCGCCAAGACCGACGAGAAAACCATCCGCACACTGCACGAACTGCAAGAGCGGCAAGACCGTGAGAAGCTGATCGAGGCTATGCCAGAGATCAAGCTCACGTTCGACGGCTTCGGCGAGAACGGCTACGAAGCCAGCATCGAGCACATGCCGATCGTCGCGCAGCACCAGCTCGGTGTGAAACTGATCGACTCGCTCAACAAAGCGAAGGATCAGGTTCTGATGCGTGTGATGCGCTCGCGCCGGATCGCCGATCTGGCCAGCATCCCGCTGATTGAAGACGGCATCAACCAGATGACCGAGTGGGTGCGCGAGTTCGAGAACCTGCACAGCACCACGATCGGTGAAGCGATCGAACAAGGCGCCAACATCCGCACACTGGATGACCTGCGCGCCTAAACGTGGATCAGAGCGAGGCAGCAAACCCTCGCTCCCCACGACTCGCCACCCCTGCGAGAGATAAACAACTGGGGCGCAATGGCCACCGGCCTGCTTAGGCGATACCGAAGCCCACCAACGACAGCTGCACGTTGGGTAGGATGTACACCAGCGAGCAGCACTGGAAGCAGAACGGCCAGCTGGGAGCAATCCCGGCTGGCCGTTTTTCTTTTGGCGCCCTGTGCATTCACGGGCCCTGACGCAAACCACGCAGAGCGACGAGCGAAGGATTGGCCTTCACCAGTTCAGCCATGTGATGAGTCATCGCACGGCGAGCGAGCTCAGCCACGCTGATACCCTGCGCCTTCGCCACTGCATGGGCATCGTCCAGCATGGGCTTGGGCAGCGACAGCAACAGACGAGTCGACGCCTTCGCGGACTCGTACTTCAAGAACCAACCATCACCGGACTGACGAGGCATTGCACTCTCCACATATTCAACTAACAGGATGATATCACATGAAGTTTTCAGACTGGCTCAGCGTCGCCACCACGATCACCCTCTGCGCTTGTCTCGTACTACACACGCTGACGCTGCGCAAGCACGAACAACGCATGAACGTGCTCAGCTGCAGGATCGACCTTGTCAATGCACAGGTCGACATACTGCGCGGCGAACCTATGAGCGATACGACATGCCTCGATGAGGCCCTCAAAAAGAGCAAAGCAGCGGACTTACGTTCTTACGATCTCTACGAACCTACCGACTAACCTCTATAGACCCTGACTCTATGTACCTTAACTACTAGTTCTATTCATTTCTTTTCTAAAAATATCGTAATTTCGTAAGAAAAAAGAAAATATATAGAGAAATCAAGTGCTTAGAGCATTGCACTCTGCATTACACCACTATACGTTCCTGACGGAACAACCTCGTTTCCTAGCACTTGACTGCTAGTGCCTTGTGCAGTAGAGTAGAGTTTCTATTTAACTGCACAGGACGCCTTCCATGCACCTCGACAAACAGAAGCTGGAAGCCCAGCTCGAAGCCTCCCAGCTCACCATCCACCAAGTCGCCTCCAAGTCGAAGCTCTCTCTCCGCTGCACCTACGATCTCTTCAACAAGCAGATACCGAGCAACCCTACGCTCAGCACCCTCAGTGCTTTGTCCCAAGCACTCGGCTGCAAAGCATCTCAGCTGGTGACCGAATGAAAGCCCGTCAATTCAAATTCAACGGGCTGATGGTCAAGATGCTGCGTCGCCAGATGGGCATCGGCTATCGTGAGTTCGCCAAGCGCATCGGAATGGAGCCACGTCACATCCTGTTAATCGAAGCAGGTACGATCCGTGACCCTCGCCTCTCAACCATGTGTGCCATCGCACAAGGGCTGAGCATTCCTGTCGAGCAACTGATCTTCGAGGTACCACAAAAATGAGTTTCGACGTTTTCTTTCTCGCGGCTGATAAGCCCATCGTCAAGCGCTACGAAGTCGACCCCACCACAGGCGAGATCGTCAAGCACCCCTACCCCTTTGTTTACGAAGTTACCTCGTACCAAGAAACCTGCACCAATCTCCACGACCTCTTCCAACACATCCAGAAGTACGCCAAGCAAGGCGACTGCATGGTCAAGGGCAAGCTGGGCCGCCAACTGGTCACCGAGTCCCGCAAGGGCACGACAAACCCCGAAGAGCTGACTGAATGGATCTGCCTCGACCTCGATGGCATTGAAGGCTATCAGTCCGTCGACCACTTCCTGTCTGATATCGGTTGCGCAGAGACTGACTATATCCTCCAATGGTCGTCGTCCATGGGCATCGAAAACAAGGCCGGCTTCCGCTGCCATATCTTCATGCAGCTGGACAAAGCTGCACGCCCCCAGCAACTGAAGAACTGGCTCCAAGACCTCAACCTGAGTCGCCCCACTCTGTCTGGCCAGCTCCAACTGACCAAGACCGGAAACTCGTTGCGCTGGCCCCTCGACATCACCACCTGCCAAAACGACAAGCTGCTGTACATCGCCCCACCCGACCTCGGCAAGGGCATCACCGACCCATTCCCTGAAAAGGGCTCGCGCGGTAAGCCTGCTTCACCACGCATCACGTTTGAACAGCGCGTGCACAAGAAGCTCACGCTGCCAAGCAACCTGATCCTTCAGGAAGCGCTGCGTGACCGCACGCACGCCAAGGTCTCCGAACTGCGTGTGGTCGCAGGCCTGCCCAAGATGAAGGCTGTGAAATACAAATTCGATGGCACCGTCGAGTACATGGCCAATCCGGGCCAAGCCACGATCTCCGACATGAAGGAAGAACGCGGCTTCGTGTATTTCAATCTGAACGGCGGTGACTCATGGGCCTACTACCACCCGGTGGAGAGCCCTGAGTTCATTTACAACTTCAAGGGCGAGCCCACGTATCGCACACAGGACCTACTGCCCAGCTACTGGGCCAAGCTGACCCAACAAGCTGCGTCTGGTGCTCCCGACGCCAAGGGCAACATCTACCTCGCATTTCGTGAGTTCACCTCAGGCGTGTACTGGAACGGAATTTACGATACCGTAAATGACACCCTTGAACTCTACCCCGCCAAAAGCGAGACGCAGCTGCGCCACTTCATGAAGAACAACAAGATGCCTCTCGGTGAGTCCATCCCCGACTGGAAGCGTGTGTTCGAGCCCAACAACCCCAACGTGATTGATCGCCAAGCACAGACGGTGAACATCTACAACCCGTCCGAGCTGATGAAAGATCTCAGCCCTCCGTTCGTGGCCTCACCGCCACCCATCATCAACAAGGTGATCGACCATGTACTCGGTAACGACATGGCCACGCTCGACCACTTCTACAACTGGTTGTCATGCGTGGTTCAGTTTAAGACGCGCGCGGGCACTGCGTGGGTACTGCAGGGGACGCAAGGCACTGGTAAGGGCCTTCTCATGCACAACATTCTTACGCCCCTCTTTGGGCATGAGAACGTCGCTGCGAAGCGCATGGAAGAGCTTGAGTCGCAGTTCACCGAATTTATGGAGAACAAGTTCATCGTCTTCATTGACGAGATCGAAGCTGGCAAATCGCTGTACCACACCAAGGTCACGGCGAAGCTGAAGAACCTGATCGTCGAGCCTGTGATCAGCATCCGGAACATGTACCGGCCTGCGTATCTCGCTCCGAACTTCGCTTCGATGATCTTCGCGTCGAACAAGCCGTCCTCGGTGGAGGTCGCACCCGATGACCGTCGCTTCAACGTCGGTGTGTATCAGGAGAGCAAGCTGCAGATCACCGGGCCTGAGATCGACCAGATCGAGCACGAGCTCGGTGAGTTCTACGCCTACCTGATGCACTATCCGGCTGACCCCGATCGTGCACGCACGCCTCTGATCTCTCAGTCACGTAGCACCTTGATCGACATCAGCCGTACTGCGATCGACACCATCAGCGACGCTTTGCTCAAGGGTGATCTCCAGACTCTCTGGGACCACCTGCCAAGCCAAAAGGCGCTGACCCCCGGCAACGCACTGATCCAGACCAAGGCGCAGGGCTACCGCGATCTGATCGTGGACATCGTTAACAACATCGGCAACCACGACAAGCTGACGCGCGACGAGCTGTACACGATCTTCGAGTACACCGTGGGCAACATGCCAACCAGCCCCAACAAGCTGACGAGCACGTTGAAACACCACCGTCTGCACCTCAAGCCGGTCTGGAAGTACAACCGCTCGGTGCGCGGCATCGAGGTGAATTGGAAGGTAGACCCAGCATGGATCGCTCAAGCACAACAAGAGATCGCATCGGGGGCAGTGTAGAAAGCGAGAGCAACAGAGCCTTTTTGGCCACTGTTGCTCTCCATCCCTACGGACAAATGTGGCTTTACGCCCGCGACATTGCGTCGTGGCTCGCAGTCACCCACGCCTATCTAGACATTGGGGCGATATACACCTGCACCGCTTCCTTCGAGGACCCGCCCACATGGACACCGACAACCAGCCACTCCCACACCTCGCTCTTCGAGCCGCCAAGAAGCTCAACCCCCAATCCCAGTGCTGGCGCTGGGCCCCGGGGTATGTAGGCGCCATGGGGCGAGGCGCAATCTCTGACTGGAGTCCTATCGACGAACCTCGCTGGCTACCACATTGCATTTATGCACTGACTAATAGCCGCGAGGAGAGACCCACATGGGCACCCAGTCAACAACACTTCTAAACATCAACCCAACATGAAATCGAATACAGGAAAACACAACAAGCGCTTGGCCAAAACCGTGGGCTGGGCGCGTAGGAAAACTGATGAAGAACTGACCGCATTCATCCTCAAATTTCCTAAGCTTGCAATTAAGCTTGTGAAGTACATGCGAACCGGTGAATATGATGGCAGCGAAATCAAAAATCTCAAACTCATCATCGCCTTCCGCGTCCTTAACCTTCGGCGACAAGGCCGAGAAACGTACTCCCCCAGTGGGGAGGGTAGCGTCTGACCGAACACTCAGCTGGGTAACGGCCGACGCCAAACCAGTTCCTGTTAACGCAATGTCAAATGCTCACCTCCTTAATTCGATCAACTTGCTGCGTCGAATAATCATGGAAACAAAACTGGTAACCGGCCAAACCAGCCTCGGTTTGCTGTCTCTGCGCTACCTAGAGGATGAAGCGAACGATCGTGGACTCATTCATGAAACCTCAGAACCCTTCTAGCCTGCCCAAAGGCCGCAAGCCGCAAGGCTTCAGCAACCCGCAGCTTGTCACTATGCGCCGGGATTACTTCCGCCGCTTGGCCAAAGCGCGCCTACTCAACACGCCCGATGCACCAGCCATCGAGGCGTATCTCAAGCGCATCGACGAAGAGCTGGGTCGTCGCAAGATCACCATCCAAGACCCGGAGTTGACATGACCAATGTGACCGCTATCCCCATCACCTTCGCTGACCACCCCAAGGCCCGCGAAGCCAAAGACCGCAGCGCTCGTCGTCGGCATGAACGCGAACTGATCAAGAACGCTGTGGCGGCCAACGACCTTCACTTCCATGTGTCGGGCCGCTACACGTTCTGTTACCGCGTCGACAAACGCAACATCATTGAAGTCTCTTCGGCGATCTGCCACCCCGGCGACAAGCACGATCAGCACATGGGCCGCATGGTAGCTTTGAGCCGCTTCGCAGCAGCGAACCGCATGCACATGCGCGTACCTCCCGGCATGCCCAGTGTGCGGCGTTTCCTCGACATCACCTTCAACATCACCGGTTCTTAACATCATGAATAGCAAAAAACACGAGGTCCCCCAGAAAAAAATCGGCACTGCTCTGCGCGACTTCTTTGGTCATGTAACAAGCCACGACGAAGAAGGTGTCCATGCTGCGATCTGCATGGTCGCCAATGAAAATTCGACTGAGGCTGACGAAGCCCCTACGACAGGCATGCACGTTTGCAACTTCAACGCCGGTAACCCCGACGTTCTGGCGCAAATGATGGTCATGGCTATCGACACCATGATCGAAGAAATCCCCGGCTTTGCCGAAGCATGGGGGGCCGCTCTCCGTGCCAAGCGCTTGCAAACCATGATCGATCAAGTGCTGGACGTGGTAAAGGAGGCCAAAGAGCAAGCCGCTGAAACCAAGGGCATGGAAGCTGCCAAGCCAGCAGTCGACGCGCTCATCGAGAAATTCAAGGGCAACCCCGGTGCTGTGCCGGGACCTGACACCAAACAGTGAGAACGATATGCCTGACTTCGAACGCCCCCTCCGCAAACTGGACGAGCACTTGCATCCCGAGCAAAAGCTCTATCACAAAGGTTTGGACCGGGGGCGTTGGGAGTGTGTGGCTATCGTCCTTGTATTCGCCTTTTTGTACGTACTGGAAAAAACATGACCGAACGCTCTGAAATACACGCAATCAAGGCCGGCGACGACGCCGCCTTCATCGCACGTGCCACCCAAACCCTCAACGAGGTTAAGGCCGTGCTCCCCGAAGAACTGCACTGCTTGCTGTTGTGCGCCGTCACCAAGAACAACGAGGTGAAGGTTGGCATCCTCGGCTCGGACATGGACATCGCCAAGATGCTCATGACCATGACAGCCGTGGCACGCAACGGCGTTGTACAGGCCAACTCTCCTTCCAATCCTACCAACGAGGTACTTCAGTAATGGCAGCCAAACTACGTCTCTATCAAATCACGGACACTGCCGCCACCGGCAAGGACCGTGCCGTCCCCGGAGCCTACTTCAGTGACAAAGGCCAAGCGAAAGCGAGGCGCCGAGAGCTGAATGGCAATGAAAGCGATGGCCGCAACCTGCGTTACATCGTCAGCCCCGGGCCCGACCACCACAACTACAAGGGCTGACCATGTGCATTGCCATCGTAGAAGTGCAACGTCAAGGCGTTGCGTCGCCTGAGCTGATCACCTTCCCCGATGAGCAGGCTCTGGCTGAACGCCTCGACAAGCTGAAGGAGACCGACAACGTCGTTCGCCTGAAGATCTTCCGTCCCTCGGAAGTCCTGACCAAATCGGTCACTTTTCTCTCAACCACCCCCAACGCGTAGCACGCACGGAGTTCATGAAATGCGTCCTTCCCAAGTGACCCAAGCCCTCGAATACCTGATCAAAGCCAAGCAGCCCGTCATGCTGCACGGCTCACCGGGCGTGGGTAAGTCCCAAGTCGTCAAACAGGTGGCCGACAAACTCGGCATCGAGATGATCGACCTGCGTCTGAGCCAGCTCGATCCGGTCGACCTGCGTGGCGTCCCGTCTGTCGAACGTGAAAAAGTCGGCAAGAAGGAAGTCGGCAAGACCAACTGGAACGTCCCCTCGTTCCTGCCCACCGAGGGCAACGGCATCCTGTTCCTCGACGAAATCAACTCGGCTGCTCAAGCCACGCAAGCCGCTGCCTACCAGCTGGTGCTGGACCGCAAGCTGGGCGACTACGAGCTGCCCGACGGCTGGGCCATGGTAGCTGCCGGTAACCGCAGTACCGACCGCGCGATCGTCAACGCCATGTCCACGGCACTGAAGAACCGCTTCACCCACCTCAACTACGAGGTGAACAACGAAGACTGGTGCGAATGGGCTCTGACCCACAACATCGCGATCGAAGTGCTGGGCTTCATCCGCTTCCGCCCGATGCTGCTGAACGAGTTCGAACAGCGCAACGAGACCAAGGAAGAAAAGGAACGCGTGCAGCGCCTGAAGGACGCCCAAGCCTTCGCCACGCCGCGCTCATGGGAGTTCATGTCCAAGGTGGTGCAGCAGCAACCGTCGCCTGACATCGAGTACGAGCTGTACTCGGGCATCGTCGGTGAAGGCTGCGCAGCCGAGTTCATGGGCTACCTGAAGTACTACCGCAACCTGCCCAACCTCGATGCGCTGCTGATGGCGCCCGACAAGGCCAAGGTGCCCGAAGAGCCCGCAGTGCTGTACGCGCTGTCCACTGGTCTCGCTGCCAAGGCCACGCCGGACAACATGGAACGCGTGGTCAAGTATGCACTGCGCATGCCAGCCGAGTTCCAAGTCCTGCTGGTCAAGGATGCAGTAACTCGTGACAACTCGTTGACGAACACCAAGTCGTTCAATGAATGGGCCGCCAAGAACAGCAGTGTGCTTTTCTAACCTAGCCCAGAAACCCCGGCGATCTAAGAAGCAATGGGGTGAAAGACTGGGTCGCATGGTCCCGGCGTACGGGCCACCCAATACAGCGAGGTCGACATGAACAGCAAGAAAGCCAAGGCCTTGCGCCGTGACGCACGCATGTACGGGGCTTCTGCACCCGAAGTTGCATCCGTCACGCTGCGCAACGGTCAAAACATCAACGCACCCTTCTCCCAACGCGGGCTGTATCGCCGCCTGAAGCAAGGAATGAAGGCCCAACTGCCACACGGGAAAGACGTTTGACATGCTCACCCTCGACCAACAGCTAATAGCCAGAGAAGAGGGTTGGAAGATCGTCAGCGGCTACGTGGCCCGGGCTTACAACGCCCACGGCCTCTGTCCATTTGACTCCACATCCGGAATCATCCGGTTCCTCCGTGAGCGTGGCAAAACGTCTGAATGGCATCGTGACGTCTACATGAGTCTGCCGTGGAGTTTTGCCGATGACCAGATGGCCTTCGAAGAAGGCTGGACGCTGGCGCACAACGAGCTTCTGGTGCGCAGCACGAACAAGTTCCCGTCGAACGAAGCTGCTCAGGCACATGTGCAGACCGGCATCGACACCGGAGATCCCCTTCATCTGAAGGCCATCAAGACGCTCGCCAA